AATGAGTAAAACAAAAAAAGACCCACAAGCAAGAGACTGGTGGAATTTAGGACTTAATACCATTACTGGATTTACAGTTAATGAAAGAGGCAAAAGAGATAAAGAAACTACTGAAAATTATAATGCTAACAGAAGAAAAAAATAGCTATGGGATACGATTTACTCCAATACAAAGAGGCTAGAATTTTAGCTTTTATAGATGACAAAGCTAAGTTAGAAAAACGAATAGCAGAATTAGAGACTTACATTTATGAACTTTGCGACAAAGACTGCCCAAAGGATTATAAAAAAATAGTACAGCAAGATGTCTTTTACGGAAAATCAGTATAAAGAAAAATGGCTAGAAATTAATGCTTATATTGACGAAGCATTAAAGAAGCAGCCAAAGAACAAAAAATTAAAAGAAATTTCTTTGTTTATGTTAGATACTATTTTGTACTTTAACGACTTAGAAATGGATTTATACGAAAGCCAATTTAGGCTTAAAAACAAAGAAACAATTTTAGAACAATTTAAAAAAGTAGAAGATGACATTATCAGAAAAATTAAGCAAAATCCAAGAGGAGTTTAAATCTAAAAAAAGCAGATTTAACAGCTTTGGTAAGTACAACTTTAGAAGTGCAGAAGATATACTAGAAGCACTAAAACCATTTAACGCTAAGTATGGTATTTACTTTACAATTAGCGAAACTTTACAATACGATAGCGTTTTGCCAATTATTAAAAGCACCGCTACTATATCAGATGGAGAAACAAAAATAAAGGCTTCATCTATTGTAGGGGTTGATTTAAACCAAAAAGGTATGCAAACGCCACAGCAGTTTGGAAGTGCCAGTAGCTACGCTAAAAAGTACTCTTTAGGTAACCTATTACTTATTGATGACACACAAGATAGTGACTCCACAAATAAAACAGAAAAAGAAGTAAATTTAAGAAAAAAACCAGAACCAAAACCAATATTGAAAAATAAAGGAGATACTTATAATAGGGTAGCAAAATACTTAGCAGACGGTGGAGACATAAATAAAGTAATTGAAAAATACGTAGTAAGTACAGAAATAAAAAAACAATTATTAACAGTAAATTAATTAAATAAGTAAATTATGGCGAGTAAATCAGATTTAAGTTTATGTGTTTCAGATTTTAACAAAGAGAAATACAGACAAGGAAAAAACGGTAAGTTTTATTATGACGTAACAGTTTCAACATCAGATGAAACAAATAGTTATGGACAAAATGTTTCTGTTATTGAGAAGCAAACAAAAGAAGAAAGAACCGCAGAAAAAAAAGCCCACTATCTTGGTAACGGTGGTACTTTTTGGACTACTGGGACAATTTCTCTTGTTGAAAAAATAAACAATGAGAAAGCAGCAGAAATTGAAGTAACAGATGATTTATCTTTCTAAATTTAAAGGGGTGTAACAGCCCCTTTTTTTTATCTAACTAATCGCAATTAAATAAATAAAAGATGAACAAAAATGAAATAATTAAACTTTTAAAACCTAAATGTAACGGTTATGACTTTCCATTATCTTTAAATATTGAACTAATAGCAGAATTGTTGGTAGAAAATAAATTAATTTTGCCTGGTGGTGTAGGTATTTATTCTCAGGAAGAAATTGAGGGAGTAACTGAGGGAGTAAGTGAGGGAGTAAAAGAGAAACTTGTAGAGCTATTAACTTTACTTACCTAAAATCAACTAATGACTGTAGAAAAAAAAGAAGAAACTAGGATGTATATGCAACTCCTTGAACAAGAGTGTTACATAGATGCTACTAAAGAGGTAGAATACCCTCCAATGGCAATATCTATGGGGGAATTTACAATACAGACTAACAAGGGCTTAAAAAGCTATCCAACGCCTATTGGTACGTATGGTAATTTCAGTTTTGTACAAGCACCACCAAAGAGTAAAAAGACTTTTTTTATATCATTGCTTAGTGCTGTTTATTTAAAAGGTTCTTTAAATGGGTTTGGTGGAGAGTTAAAAGGTCACAGAGAAGGTAAATGCTTAATACACTTTGATACCGAACAAGGTACATTTCACGCTCAAAAGGTATTTAAAAGGGTTTTAGATATGACTCAAATGGATAACGAGTGCTATCACACATACGGACTTAGGGCATTAAGCTACAAAGAAAGAATAGACTTTATTGAATATATTTTATTTGACAAACTAGATGGTAATAATATAGGGGTTGTGGTTATAGATGGAATAGCAGACCTTGTAAGTGATGTAAACAACATAGAAGAAAGCAACAAAGTTACACAGCAAATAATGCGATGGTCGGCTAAGTTAAATTGTCATATAGTGACTGTAATACACAGCAACTTTGGAAGCGATAAACCGACTGGACATTTAGGGAGTTTCCTAGAAAAAAAAGCAGAAACACAAATACAACTTGAATTAAACACAGTTAATAGAGACCTAGTAACAGTAAGCTGCAAACGCTCAAGAGGCTTTAGTTTTGAAAATTTTAGCTTTAAAGTAAACAAGGTAGGCTTACCAGTAGTAGAGGGGGATTTTTACGATATATTAAAACCAAATACATTTTAATTATGAACATATTTTTAACATTTTTTGTTGTATTTTTAGTGAGTATAATTTATTCAATTCAGAAGGATTCTATGTTTATTGTTAGCTTGGTAAAAGGTTTTATGGTAGGTTGTTTATACAACAAGGAACTTTTTGAAGAAGGTGGTAGTGAGCATACAATCCAGTTTTGTTTTGGGTTTGTTACGTTTACTATGATATGGGAGACCGAATAAAAGATTCTAGTTTTTTAAATATAATTGCAAAGCACCATAAAGAATGGGTAGCTACTGCCACTGGTTTAGGTGGCGGGGATTATGCAGAAGATATAGTACAAGAGGCTTATTTAAAGATTTATAAATACGCTAATCCTGAGAAGATAATTACAGATGGCAAAGTAAATAAGGGCTATGTTTTTTTTGTTATAAAAAGTATTCTTTATACTTTAAAAAAAGAGCAAAACAAATACATTAAAATACCTATACAAGATTATAAATTCTCAGACGATTCAGATACAAGTGAACAAGAGGGTTTTCAAAAGATATGCGATTTAATAGACAGCTATATGTTGGAACTTCAAAACAAAGCTAAAGCAGAAAATAAAGAAAGCTATTGGTATGATGGTAAGATATTTGAGATGTACAGAGACTCAGACCTATCTATAAGAGGTGTAGCTGCCTTAACTGATATTAGCTTTGTAAGTATCTTTCATACATTAAAGCACGTTAAACAAGACCTTAGGGATAAATTTCAAGAAGATTGGGATGATTATAGTAATGAAGATTACGAATTAATAAAATAGATATGGGATTAGGAGACTTGGTAGCGTTTATAACTAAATACACTGGCATAGCTTGGATGGTTAAAAAGCTGTTTGGAAATAACTGTGGCTGTGATGAAAGAAAAGACAAATGGAATAACATTAAAATAAACAGAAATGGATAAGCTAGATTTAATAGACTGGCAAAAGTTTACCCAAAACCCATCTACCACGTTATCAGTAGAAGATGTAAAAATGGTATCAGAACTACACGCTAAATACTTTAAACACACCTATCACACACCCTGTAGCTGTAATCCTAAAACTATTGTAGGCTGGATAAAAGACCTTAATAACATATATGAAGGATTGGATTGAGACTGATTTATTTAACTGGCTTAAAGATAACATCTACCCAGACTTAGTAAAAGCTAAAAATCAAATGTCTAGGTGGGATTGTTATAGCCCAAAAGAAAGTCATAGAATAGAGTTAAAATGTAGGAAGGCACACTATGATACCTTACTTCTGGAAAAGAAAAAGTACTTAGCTATGGAACTAGAAAGCCAAAAACATTTAGATATACCTTTATATATTAATTCTACCCCAGAGGGTGTATGGTCTTTTAATCTTTATTTGATAAAACCTATATGGGAAACTAACAATAAAAACCCAGCAACAACACAATTTACCAACAACAATAGAGTAGAAAAAGAAGTTACTTATTTAAACATTAAAGAAGGAATAAAGCTATTATGAAAGAAAATTTAACTTTTAATCACATTTACCAAATAGTTTCTGAGTATTTACCAACAATAAATTTTATTGATGATTTAACAAAGGCTGCTTGGGCGAGTGATTTATATATAAAAAGAAAAAGTTTACCCGAAATGTACGTTTACTTAGACAAAAAAATAAATAAAAAAAAAATGAAAGGAAACAAACTATATTATTCTGCTACTACTTATGACGTTATAGACATCATACAAGACTATAAGCTGTCTTTTAACAGAGGAAACATCTTAAAGTATATAATAAGGGCTGGTAAAAAAGATAATGAATTACAAGACTTATTAAAAGCTTTAGACTATTTAGAAAGGGAGGTGGAACATTTTAGGGCTGTTACAAAAATAGAGACGGATAAATTAAAAGAGTAAATTCAAAATTATGGAAATAGTAATAATTATTGCAGTGTTTGTGGTAGCTTTTTATTTAATAGGAAAAGGCAAGATGGTTAAAAAGAATTATCCTTATGACCCTACACCACGAGAGGATGACCCAGATAAAAAGAATGAGAAGTAAATATTAAGGAGGGGCATTAGCCTCTCTTTTTTTTAACAAAATTTTAACATTTTATTATTTTTAATTAACAAATAATGTTTATATTTGTAA